TAAAAAGGACAAATAATATGAGAAAAGTTATTCAAGAATTATTAGACAGTTCGATGTCTACATCTGCTATTTCACAAGGCGCTGGAGTTCCGTGGACTACTGTTTCTGATCTTAGAAAAGGAAAAACAAGCATGGACAAAATGGCCCTTCTCACAGCAGAAAAACTTTATGAATTTGCTACAGCTGATAAGCAGTGATTTCGGTCGCTGCTTTTTTTATTTTGAACAAACAAAAAAACCGCCAGCAAAAGCCAGCGGTCTAGTTGTAATTAAATTTTTGATTCTTTCTATTTTATTTAGTTGTGATGAGTCCGTCAGGCTCTACTGTGAACTCAGGCTTATCAGCCATTCTACCGTCAGGCAAGAGCAGATACCAGCCATCATTATATTTGATGAAGCAATCGGATTTCATGTCGCCATTTTGGGCGTCAAGATAGTACCACTTGTCGTAGTATTTAACCCAGCCAGTTTGCATTGAGCCGTCACGGTTGAAGTAATACCATTTATCAGCAATCTTATTCCAATCAGTAGCCATTTCACCTGACTTATCAAAGTAGTACCATGTGCCATCTGGTCGTTTCTTCCATTTGTCAGAAAGCATATAACCCGAACCGTCAAAGTAGTACCATGTTCCGTCAATTTGTTCAAATTGCTCTTTAGGGTAAGAACCGTCTGAACGAACATACCAGTAGCCAGTATTATTTTTTTGCCAGCCTTTTTTAATTTCAAGACCGTTTTCAATGTCATGCTTAAATTGTTCACGACTGATACCCCAACTTGCTAAGTAAGGGTATGGGTCAACGTGGTCACTAAAATTGTTAGGTTGATTATTCGTACAGTATTCATGCGATTTAATACCTTCTAATGCGTCAGAATCCAGCGTTTTTGGAAGACCTGCTTCATCTGCTAGATTTCGTAGCAATTCGATATACAGACGGTAATCTTCCATGAACTCTTCTTTAGTCGAATGGCTTTCAATCAATTCAACTGCTGCATAGGTTTCGTAATTCCAGCCTCCGCCTACATCGTAACAACCATTATTGACTGGTCCGACTTGCATGACTCGTCCATTACCGACAACGTGAGAGAAAAAGCCAGACTCTACTGGTCTGCGCATGTGGTAGTCTGCTTCATTCTGTGCTGTTGAATTCTTATTTCCAGTTGAATGAGCATGAATTTGATGATAAGGAGCGTATCCGATTTGTGGGAGTCCTTCTCTATATCTGCTTGTATCAATATCCATTTATATATTCCTCCTTATTATGTTGTTGGCCAAGGGTCGTCTGTAATATAGCTTATATTAGAGACCCTGATGTCTCCGATATCTCTATCGGTTGGTACTGGGTCGTTGAATTGGAAACGTAAGTGATTTGCATCACCATAACCGCCTACATACCACGTTCCGTATGGGACACCGTCATCGTTGAAAATCTGACCAATTAGCGAGCCAGATGTTCTATACCCTAAAGGTATACCACCGTTTGCTATAAGGAAACATTTCTTTTCACGGTTCCCTGGATGTGCGATGAATGCTGGGTTACCCCGTCTAACAATTCCGAACCAACCCCATTGTAGCCCGCCGAATTGATAAGATACGGTATCATTAACTCTTCGGACTTGCATATAAGAATTACCTAATTTAGACAGTACGTTTAGTTTTTTCCAACCTGTATCACCGTCTAACACAAACCAACCTTGGTTACCTGACGCTGTACGTTTAATCCATTTCAAAGCTCCGTTAGTTTTCTTAGTGTCAACGTATGTCTGTCCAATAGTACCATCGACTTTCCCGTTTGGCATTCCTTCGCCGATTAGTTCGCTAGAGGAAGTTGATGGAGTAGGTGCATTTGTCGGTTGACTTGGTAGCGTGACACTTCCCCCACCGTCAGACAAAATGAGCGTGTTCCCTGATAAACTCAATTTTTGCGGAATACCCACGCCGTCACGACCATTTTCACCTTTAGGACCAGTTAAGCCAATAGGACCTTGAGGCCCGATAGGTCCGATGTCCCCTTTTGGTCCAGGTTGTCCTGTTAAACCTTGCTCACCTCTTGGGCCAGGCTCTCCATCTCGCCCACGTTCACCTTGGATACCTTGAGGGCCTTGTAAACCATCTGCCCCTCTTGGTCCTGTTTCTCCAGTTGCACCTTGTGGACCACGTTCACCAGTTTCACCCTTGTCTCCTTTTGGTCCAGGGGTGAGTGAGATATTTCGTAGTTCTTCTTTGGTAGCATACTGACTGGTATCGATTTCAGGCTTACTCTCTAAGACTGATATGCGCTGTTTTAAGGCGCTATCATCGTAGACGGTATCTTTATCCGTCTTTGTCTTTAACGCTTCAATATCGGCTGAAATATGGCTTATTTCACTACGAATATAGCTATCGTCATACGTTCCACCTTGCTCTTTGATTTTGGCAAAGAGTTCATCCAATTCTTGCTTGGTTACTACATCCTTAATGTTGACAATGCGCCCTGATTCACGTTCAATAAGTGGTGTTTTAACTGCCTTGTCAATCTCACTTACATGAACGCTGAATAAGAAGCTATATACATCTGCTGACTGCTCTACCTTTTCAAAGTAGATATAACCAATAACGGTCTCATCTGTTGTAATTAGAGATGTATCAAACTGAACTGTGAATGAATTATCTTCGATTGCTGCATCCACTTCCTGGTATCGCTTAGTGCCCTTGAAATAGAATAAGCAGATTACTTTAGTGGCAGTCAAGTTATCAAGCGTGAATTTGAATTCAGCAATGCCTTTATCTTTGCTATAAAATTCTTGATAAAGTCTATCTACATCTCGATTGTTTGGTGAAATAGTTAGTTTCTTTTCAATTACCTTTTTCAAACGCTACCTCCTTTCCTTTAATAAAGAAAGAGAACCCAAAAGGGTTCTCAAATTGTTTAGTCTTCACTTGGTTCGTGATATTCAAGCGCTCTGTCACTATCTGTGATGCCAGCAGTCGTTGGATCAGTAACCACACCGAGCAATACAAGAATGTAAACGAACGTGTTCACACCGTTTTGAATATTTTGTGGAATTTCAAATCCGAATTGTTGAGACATAAGGAATACCGCTCCTAATAGAGCGATAAGAGTTACTTTATTTTGTAAACGTAGTTTCCAGTTAATTTTATTCATCATCATTCTCCTCTTTGATTTCTAGTTTGAGAAATTTTTCAAACAATATTTTAATAGCACCGTTTCCACCCAATTCGACGTAGCTTTCATAAAGCCGTGAAAGTTCTTCGATTTCATGTTGACTTGTCTTTCCACGTCGGATTGCTTTTTTTAGGTTTTCTTGCAATCGAAAACGCTGTAACCGTTGTAAGCCTTTCCCGATAATCGTTAAGTTTCGTTGGTTATCTTTCCCAATTTCTTCCACGCTTGAGACTGACTTCTCAAGGGTATCGATTTTATTCGATAACCCCTCAAGGCGTTTGTCAGCTTCTTTAGAAGTTTTTGTACTTTTAAATGAAAAATAACTTGGAATGATAACGACTAAAACGGGCGTAAGCTTATCTATTAAAGTTAGAAAGTCCAATCTAACCACCCTCTTTCTAAAATGGATGACTATTGAACGGGTTGAGTTTCTAACTCGTTAGATGGTTTAGGTTCTGTCCACTTCCAGACGCCAAGCTTACCGTTTTGATAAAGGTCTGCAAGTTGTTCAAGCGTTTGTCCTTGATAAGTGAAAGGCTCGTTAACTTGAATCATGACACGTTTACCTTCTTGGAATTTTTCGACATGATTAGGATTTTCAAGTGTGAAGATTTCTTGCGGTTGGTAAGTCTTGCCAGTCTGTCCAAGGTCAACCAACTCAAGACCGCGCTTGAAGACTGTTGGGTCTAGTGGGTTATCCGTATCAGTAACACGAGCCAATACCGCCCAGTCTGCGACGGCTTTTACTTCCGCAATCTTAGCATCCTTCTGTTCAAGTTTTGCTTCGTATTCTTGCGCTTGCGTTTGCAAATCTTCTTGTAGCTTCTTCACACCATCCGCTGGGTTTAGCTCAGTAGCTACTTGACCGAGTACGGCTTGGATAAGAACTTCATCCGTTTCATTCACACGGTCACCAATCAACACACGGTCAAAAGCCGTATATGGTGCTTCTTGACGAATTGCAACGAATGTACGATTGTTTTCTTGTAAATACTTATTTACTACTTTAAATGACATATACTAGTTTTCCTCTTTTTCTTCTGTTTTTTCTGCTTGTAATTGTTGAAGTTGCGTTTGTGCATCTTCGTAAAGTGCTTTGTAGTTTGCGCATTCAAGCGTTTTGTTAGCGAATTGAATTACTAAGTCGTTAATAACTTTATCTGTTGTGTTCATGTTCTACCTTTCTAAATCTTGATGCCATAACGTCCGGGCGATCCGAGTTTGTTGCGTTTAAAATGAGCTTCAATGCCTGCGAAATTTTTATCTATATAATCAAATAATTGAACCAAAGAATGCCCACGAATTATAATATCTCTTGTTTCTGTATTGATCTGTATTCCTCCGCCTTGTGAGTTTGGCATAAAGTCCATTGACTTACCATAAAATGTAATAGCCGTTTGGACATTGCTACCTTCTCTACCGTTCCAGATTTGAATACCAGCGGACGTATGCTCGATACCAGTGACACCGTTTCGGTTGCTCATTAATTGAGTATATGCGCCAGGAACTCCGTTTAGTATACCTTTACCGAAAATAAGGAATTGCGTAGGTCTGTCAGGAAATCTATTCCTAATTCCGACTGCTTCCTTGTTCATCTCAATCCAACCAGTTTGCAAATCAAAATCTGTCACACCGTTTAGAGATGAAATTTTCCCACCTTTAATATTGTTACCAGTGAAATCAATCGACTGAATTCTATTAATGGTCGCTTGTTTAGCAAACAACTCATCAATGAATGCTTGTTGTGAGACTAGTTTCTGAATAAACGCTGCATCAAATTTAACCTTCTCAGCTGTGACTGCTTCAGCTCCTAAGATAGTAGTAGTTACCGAACCAGCTTCAAAGTTGGCAGTCTTCAACTTATCAATCATGGCTGACTTGATAACAGCATTATCAATCAAGGTATCTCCTGTTATATGAGTAGCTTTACCAATAATACGGTTATTACCATTAGCTCCAAGGTTGATACCATTAATGATGTCACCTGCGCTATTTAGATTTTGGATAGCGTATGAACCAGCTAGTTGAGTGACTTGTGTTCTTGTTGCTTCCAATCCTTGAGCAATCTGTATCGCTCTTGTTTGTGCATCCGTAGCAAGCCCTTTAGCTTCGTCCGTAGTCTTGTAAGCATCATCGAATTGGCTTGGTTTATATGGCCCAGTATTTGAACCACGAACCAATATAGGTTCTTTGAACTCAATCCAACCATTTTTAGCAAGGTAAATATAAAATGGATAGTTTTTATCTTCACCGAAAGCGAAATCTTCCTGCATTGTGAAAGTCTTTTGAAACTCCTGCCACTCATCAAGCGGTGGTCTATTCTCGCCAATATTCGCCCATGTAAGTGTTTTATTCAGACCGTGGTTTTTGATGTTAAAAGTAAAAGAAACATCTGGATATTCCCTAATACGGTATTTAAAACCGAGTGTGTAAGTTTCACCATGATAGACTTTTTTAACATAAATAGGCAAAGTAAAACCCGACCAATTATAACCAGTAAGTCCCTGTGCTTTAATCGTAAAAATACCATCGTTAACAGATACACTTGCATTAGGGTTGTTATTCCCGACAAGCGTGTGCTTATCCATCGTCATAGAGTTCACAATCAAGTTATTATCGTCTGTAACGTACTTCCCAACCTCAGTCTGGAATACTTGATCGCTCATGACTAAGCGTGAAGCATTTCTCGAAATATCACTCTCTGAACTTCCTAAAATGCGCTCATAGAGTTGAGCCGTTTCTCTCACACGTTGGAAGTCTACTTCGTTGACCTTGCCAGCAACTTGACTAGATAGATTCGCAAATCGTCCGTTTACTTGTTCTTTATACTCAGCTAAATAGACGATATTATTTGTTGCTATATCTCTGACTTCGTTTAAGCTTTGTATGCCGTTATTAGCAATTAACTTCGCTTCTTTCGCTAAATCTTCGCTTGCTCCAGCTTTTTTCAAAGCCTCTTCTGCTTTAGTTTTAGCTTCTTCAAATCCTGCTGGACTAAACTCGTGAAATCGTCTGTCGATTTCATCGGACAAAGCACGCTTGTTTTCTTCTGCTTTTGCTTTAGCAGCATTGACTTCATCTTCAAACTGATTTTTGATTTCTTCAACTTTACGATCAAAAGCTAAATCAGCATTTTGGATTTCTTTAGCTAGTTTTGCTTCAAAGATTCCATCTAAGTGTTGAATTTCATTTTTGACTGCATCACTAACTACATTACCGATTGCACTTGCAAGACCAGATTGAAACTGACCAAAGCCAATAGATTTTAGCTTTTTAGCCATTGGTGAGTAAGTGTATTTTGTGATTTTCTTACGAACATCTAGTCCGTAGAATTCATGGTAAACACCCACCACATCGTACATCTGAACAGGTACATCACTCTGACCGATAACATCAATCTCGATGCTATCTTCGAGCATATCGCATAGGGTTGTTCTGAAATACTGCTTGCCGTATTCTCTGAGGCTCGCTTCGTCCTTAACATCTTGGTCGTTGACTTCTACAACATCCTCATAAATCTGACTGTATTTGTTGATTAGTGGACTATCTACAACCACTTTATAGTGCTTGTCTACTGGATTTTCGCCCTCGCCACGAACAGTAGTCGTAAACGTAATACGTGTTTTTAAAGACTTAGTTGATGTCTTATGTTGATAGCTAGATAGGTTTTTCTTATACATGAAAAGCGATTCATTTTCTGAACCTCCATTTTTTAATAATCGTACCTGATAGCCATGTCTGACTAAATCGCCACCCCACTGACCAAGAATGGAGTGTTTGTCTTTGGTGAGCGCTTCCATAGCATTTTTACTATCAATATTAAAGGTGTGTTTATCCTCGATATCCGAAAAGAATGAGAATGGATTCTCACGAGTGATACTCCCAGCGAATTGACTTAATGCAGTTGAACCAGTCTGTCTATCTAAAGACATCGGATTGACAACGTAGTGATTTAACATCGTCATGACTTGGTTAGCATAGACTTGAATATATCCATGCTTTTTCTCAACTTCGAAAATAACAAAATCTTGCTCACCGTGTAGATCATCAGCAATCAAGAATGTTTCTTCTCTCAATCTTTGCCATAAGATATTGTTTGTAGGAAATTTAAACGTTAATTGGTAGGTGCTATTGGCTTCTTGTACGATTTCATCATCGTAAGTAGCATTAAGAGGTATATTTTCTTTTGTTAAGTAAATCATACCTTATACCTCCAATTCGGCTTAATTGTCACCTTGCTAACATTTCCTGTAAAAGTAACACCAGTATCCCCTACTGGTATTTCAAAGAATCCACCTCGTTTTCTTAAAGTGTTCTGAATTGCACCAGTTGCATTGTAGATATTCTGTTTGCCTTGCCTACAATCGATTGTAGCTTTGGTATAGACTGTCAGATACATAGTTTTCTGACCAATCGTAAGTGATACATCACCACCGCCTTCAATCTCAATGACTGGTTCAGAATAAACACTACCAAGATTTGTAATTGTACCTGAACTGGTTAGTACAACAGGTTCACTATTCTTTTGATACCTGAACGGTTGCATGTCTAACTTGATTGCCAACTCCCAACCGTACATACCTTTTGGAGTGATTTCAGTATCAAGTAAATCAGCATAGAATACAGAATCAGGCTGATAACTGAATTCTAATTGGTTTCCAACTGCTTTAAATTTCTCTATCAAGATTGCTAAATCAGAAAAACGCTCAAAGAAGATACGAATTGTTCTTTCATAATCTTCAAAAGCGCCATCTTCTTGATTGTAGCTACCATTCATACCGTATGGTTTTGTTTGTTCAGAGAAACGAGGAATGGCAGAACGGATTGTTCCAAAGTCTACGACTACACAATTCCTTAAACCAGTCGTTGTAAAATCATTGACCTTTAAATAATTTGACATTAAATACCCTCCCTTCTCATGATATGACCTTGGTATTGATAAGAATTTTCTGCGATAACTTGACCGTCTAGATAAGTATTGAAATCTTTATCAAGCAATCTACCAAGTAGATTTTCTACGCTTTCTTTCAAGCTGACCAATTCAGATACTACTGCTTGACCACTACCATTTACGTAATCAGTAGAATAAGCTGTACTCTGATATCCACGGCTACTGTTTCGAACGTTTACGCTCTGGATTCGTCTACTTAGATGTGAGATTTTTGTATCTTCAAAACCAATTCCATTTTCATAGTTTGGAATACCTAAACTATTCATCAAGCTACGAGTTTTACCAGCTCGCATGACTTTAGAACCTGGAGGAAGTGGTAAGACTACGTTACGCCCTTCTGGAATGAAGGAAGTACCGTCTGGTAATGTTACCAACTCTTTATAGAGCGTACCTCGTTGGTCATTGACTGTTGCAAGACCTCCTGGGTGATTATCCGTACCTTTTGCGTGTCGTTCAGTAAAATGTCGTGTGATGATATCAATAAACTTAAAAGCTGGCAAAGAAGCTAAACCTGACCATACGCTATTGATCGCACTACTTGTTCTGTCTCTTGCGTTAATATCGATTGGTCCGTTTTGTCTAACTGCATTTACTGCATATTCTGCAGAGTTAGCTTCTCCTTGCGTTCTGTTGATAGCATTAATATCAATTGGTTTAAATTGATAAGGAGAGTTTACGCTCAAACTTGCTGATTGTGATTCTCCTGCTGTATTATCATTGGCAAAAATGCCGATTGGCGCTTCTTGTTTAGGAGAATTTACACTAAGGATTGCACTACTAACTGCAGCACCAGTGTCATCTGCTGCAGTTAATGACTTGGTTAGAGCTGGTGCTAAATTCCATTCCCCAATCTTATCAATCGACAACTGACCATTGTATAGAACGTTCCCAGGGTTTACTTGTAAGTCTTTTGTGAATGGTGTGAGAGCATTCCAAGTAGTTAACGTTTCAGTAGAACGAGCCACTGCATCTCTGAACTTATCATCTGTTGCAAGCAATTCTTTTTGTTTTGGAGTAAGTGCTTCATAGTTTGTGAGAGCTTTTGTTGCTTCATCTGCCTTGCTCATGATGTCATTGTTCTTCAAAAGAAGTTCTTTGACTTCAGCTGGCATGTCATTCCAAATCTTGAGGTTTTTCTCGCTATCAAAGATAGCTTGTAATCCTGCTTGATTATTAACGATGACTTGTTTTTCTTCAAGGCTCATCTCTTTCCACTTGCCTGATTCAACAAGTGCTTCAGCAATGGTTACACGAGCATTTGAATTGATATCAGCAGTTTTAGCAATGAACTGTAATTGTTCCCAACCTTCTGCAGATTTAGCAGCTTCTCCAATAACTTCTTTAACGTTTGACTTGACTTGGAAATTACCGTTTTTATCGATATTTCCAACTAACAATGACCACGCATCATTGGCTTCTTTGACTTCCTTACTCATCTCACTAGTATATTTAGCGAGAATACTATGAGAGTTCCCAGCTTTTTCGGATGCTGCCGCTGCTTTTTGTCCGATTTCTTCATAAGATAAGCCGTACTCTTCTAGGACTTTTTTAGCTTCTTCCCAGTAGTTCCAACTTTGACCAGTTCTGGACTTAACTTTTTCGTCCAGGTTCTTCATAACTTGATAATACTTACTACCCAAAGCTTCCATAGTTTGTGTATGGTTTGATTCGAGTTCTTGTATTTTCTTGTTATAAGTCTCTTGGTCAATAGCTTTACCGTCTAGCAACTCTTTCAACTCGCTCTTGGATGTTTCGTAGAGTTTCTTTTCTTCATCCATGGCTTGTTTTAAAACATCTTTAGTATGTTTTAATTGAGTTTCGTTCAGACTTACAATATCTCCATTTAAAGCTTGTAATGCTGCTTTTTGTTGATCAGCAGATAAGTTCATCATGGAAAGTTTAGCTTTAATCATCTCATTTTGGTTATTTAAGATGATTTCTTTTTCTTCTTGAGAAAACTTACTAGCATCACCATTATGGCGCGCATAAATTTCATTGATTTGGTCCATCATTGCTTCTGTATTTGAAACAACTTGACCATTTCTATCTTTAGCTTTAGCGATTTGCTCTTCACTCAAGCCCCATTTATTACCAAGCTCTTCCATTCGTTTGTTGCTTTGGTCTGCTGCTGCTTGGATATCTTCATAAAGCTTTTTAAAAGCTCCTGAAACTTTCTCAACATCTCCAGCGTGTGTTCCAAAGTTCGCAACTGCTGTGCTTGTTTCATCAACTGTCTTTTGGAAGTTTCTCAACTCGCCTTGTGCAGTGCTACTTAATTGTGAACCAAACTCTTCTGTCTTGATTCTTGCTTTATCTTTCTCGTTTCCAAGATAGACAAGACCTGCTGTTACTAAGCCAATGCTACCAACTATCAATCCTAAAGGATTTGCAAGCGCACCAATAGCACCAGTCATAGAACCAGCACTAGTTGACATGCCTGCCATAGCTGTTTCAGCAGCACCAGCTGAACCAGCCAATGCATTTAAACCAGCTGGAATATTTGCAAGGTATTTAACTGATCCACTTAAAAAACCAATACCTTTCGAAAGACCACCAATAGCTTTTACAAAACCACCAATGACAGATACACCACCACCTAACAACTTCAAAGCAGGACCTAAAGCAGCTGCCATCAATCCCCACTTAATGATATTCTGTTGTTGTTCTGTTGATAATGAACTGAATTTTTTTGCTAAATCAGCAAGATTGTTTAGCCATGGTTTTACTGCATCAAGACCACTTCTAAGAGCCTTGATTAGAGGCCCACCAAACTCAATAGCCAAGTCAGTGATTTGATTTCTAAACATCTTTAATTGAGACTCAGTGGTCTCATAACGTTTATTCGCTTCATTGGTTAAGGCAGTGTTTTCTTTCCACGCTTGGTTAGAACGCTGTACTGCTGCGCTCATTTTATCTGATGATAGAGCAAGAGATTTAAGCATGTTCCCTTGTCTAACCCCTGTCATACCTAGTTTCATCAAGATAGCATCCACATTTGCACCTTTTTCATGCGCTGTGTTTAGGCCCTTAATAAATGATTGTAAAGCTTCAGCAGGCTTTTCTTTCCATGCTTGTTGGAATTCTTCCGATGTTGTTCCTGCAACTTTAGCAATCAATGCTAGGTCGTCTGCTGAATCCTTAGTAGTCAATGCAACTGCATTACCGATTGCTGTAAGTGTTTGAGTCATAGCAGTACCACCCGCTTCTGCTTCAATACCTACACTACTCATAGCAGTAGCAAGACCTAAGATTTCTGGTGCAGTTAGTCCAGCAAGTTTACCACCCGCTGCTAAACGGTTGGCCATCATTACAATATCTTTTTCAGTGGTTGCAAAGTTGTTACCAAGATCTACAACGGCTGCACCAAATTTAGAGTATTCATCCGATGTCAACCCCATGATATTGGCGATTTTTGCGATTGCTGTTGCAGCTTCTTCTGCACTCAAGTTGGTTGACTCTCCCATATCAATCATAGTACGAGAGAATGAGAGAATATCTTCTGTCTTAATACCTAACTGACCTGCAACTTCTGCTACGTTTGCAATTTCAACCGCACTTGCTGGCAATTCTTTAGCCATTTGACGGATGCCATCTGATAGCTTTTGATAAGATACCGTTGCGGTTTCGTCAACTGTTTTCTTAACACCCGCAAAAGCTGACTCATAATCGATTGCAGCTTTCACTACAAGACCAGCTCCTGCCACAATCGGAGCAGTAACACCACGAGTTAAAGCAGAACCGAAACCAGATATGGTTTGACCCGCTTGACTGATTTTATTACCGACTTCTTGAGCACCTCTACCAAACTTAGTGAAGGCACTATCATCGATATAAGCTTGTTTCATAGAACTAGCTAACTGTTGATAACGGTTTTGCAATTCAGCTACTTTAGCAGCAGTAGCTGTCATACTAGCACTTGCTTCAACTAACTTCTGCTTTTGTTCAGCAGTTGCAGTTGAAACATCACCTATACTAGCTTTTAATTGGTTGTATCGTTCACTCTGTGAACTCAATACTTTTTGGTACGAGCTAAGAGCTGAACCAGTTTGCGATAAAAGTCCTTTTAAGTTGCTGATATTATTACCAGCGCCTTTAAAGTTATTTTCCATCGCTTTGAGGGAATTATCGACACCTTTTAAATAGGTTTTCAACCTCCCGACATTCGACTGAAAAGGAGCGACATCTAAGGTTGCAGTGGCGACTAATTCACCAATATTACTTGCCATTCATTCTCCTTTCTATCCAAAAAGGAATGGGAAGGCCTTGTCAAGGGTTGTTTCTTCTTCCTCTTGGCTTTCTTTTGTTTCTAAAGCCTGCACCATCAAATCAAAATCTGATAAGCGCATTCTTTTAATATCATGGATTGTATATCCTTGACTCATTAATGATTGAACCCAAACTAATAAATTATTTTGAGCTTCTTTAGGGCTTAACCCTTTTTCTTCTTTTTTCCTTTGGTGGTCTCTTTCTCTTCTTGTTTTCCACCGAGTGCTGCAAGATATAGATCATTCAAAGTTTCAAGTGTTTCAACACTTGCACTCTTCAAATCTTCTGCATCGAATTGCTCACCGTACATTTTTACAAACATTTCAAGATATGCTTCATTCAACTCACGATGTTTAGCAGGGTTTAGCAAATCTTCCTTGTTTTCATACAATGAAGTTTGTCGAACCTGGTGTTCCAAAGCCAACAGGTTGTCTTCTACGTTTACGTAGTCTTTAGAAAATTCCTTCAACACACCTGCTTTTTTAAATTTAATTTCAAACATTATTAACTCCTTTAAAAAATAAAGGCTTGGAATAACCAAGCCTATTCTTATGCATCTTGTCTTACTGCGCCCGATTCAGCGGTTGCTGTTCGTTCAGAACTAGCACCGCTTAAGACTTTGGGAAAACGAGTTTACGGAATTCAATTTCTTGGAATTGTGGGTTGTCTTCACGACCAACTACAATTACAAGACCTTCATCATCATCTCCACGAGCAACAAAGCTACCAGATACAGTATCGTTCTTAGGTTCTGGTGAACCATCTTTAGTTTCCAAATCCATACCTGGAAGTGAGAACTTACCTTTAAGAAGACCAACCCAGATACCTTTACCATCATCACCAGTTGTACGGAACAAGCAAGCGATATCGTTTGGAGTCATCTTCTTATTGTATTTTTCAACACCATTTTCAACAGTGATACCGTAGAAATCCTTACGTGCATCGCTTCCTAAATCAAGCCATGACACTTCAAGGGTTGTTCCAGTGATACCAGAAGACAATACTACGTATGGTCCATCATCTGCTGTGATAGTGTTCAATTCATTTGTGATATCCAATTTTGCTGATTTCAAACCAGGGATTTTTTTAGTATCCCCTGGTACAAGGTTTTTATCATTCAAAACCCCATATTCAAAACCACGTAAACCAAATTTAACTTTAGACATTTATTTATTTTCCTTTCATTTCTTCGAGATCGCTCCAATCAAAAAGACGATATTTTCGGACATTCATTAATAGTCCAATATCGTCATCCATGTATCGAGGTTTCTCATTTGCTGTGTAGCGTTCAAATCCACTACTTTCTAAGATTGTATCCATTCTTTTGGCGATTTGGTCAGCTTGCTTTGCATTCTTACACCAAAAATTGATTGTGATACGTTGTTCCATTGAGATGATTTCATCATCTGCATACTTGTGAGGTGCTTCGTAAGTTAAATAAATTCTTGCAAACGGAGCAAGTTCTTTTTGTTTTAAGTTTGTAGGCTTTTCAGGAATATCATAAGTAAAGATACCTTGTTTGTATCCTGGAAACTCCTTGCCTCTGAACTCATTAAACAGTTGATTTAACTTTTCATCTGCTACCAAAAGTTTGTATGCTTCAGTTTCAGCAATCATTTATTTTAGCACCTCCTTTATTTTTTGTTCATATATTCTTTTAGCACGAGGAGTAACTGCATTAATAGTCTTTTCCTCGAAGTCTTGTGCTTTTTGATAAATTGTACCGCTATTTGGGTATCTAGCACGCCAACCAGTAGTACGACCAAAACCTATGTCCTTTGAAGGCGCACCACCTCCACCCTTGAAATTGCTGATTTTTATATCTGCCTTCAATCTAGTTTGTGTAGGTTCATCAGAAACTGGAGTATTTACTCCAAGTTCTTTTTCAAACTCTTCAGCAACCATTGTGACTGCTTCACGAGCTACTTTAGGTGCTTTAACCTCCAATTCTGTAAGGTTGTTTAGGCAAAGGTCTAATCCTTTCGTCACGACAACATCACTCCCTTAATTAAGTCAATTTCCTTGTTTGCATGATCTCGTTCGATGGCTACGATTTGATATTCATTGCCATCAAAATCTACATAACAAGAATTGTCAAAAGGAAGTTTTGGAAGATAACGAATTAAGAATGTTTTAGTGTCTTTGTGCTCTACCAGTCCACCAGCTTTTGTGACAGTCGCACTTTCTCTAAAATCCTTAATAGATGTTTTAGAAACTTCTGCCCAGCAAGTATACAAGTCCTTTCTTTCGAAATCTAGTACTTCTCCATCTTCATTCTGTCCGCCTATTCTTTTAAAAAAAGTAATGCGAACATTCATGTTACGTGTCCGCATTAACTTTCCCTCCGTGTTCTAAGCTGATGGATGATGTTTAGCACTCCATTCGCTAACGGATAGCGCATGGTATCTGCTGACATCCCTCGATGTTCGTACTCTTCTTTTACTTGCTTTTTGACAGCTAGTCGGAACTTTGCGTAGTCCACTAAATCATCTGGGTTTAAGTCATTATCAATTGCAAAACAAATCTGTTCTTTTGCTGACTCAATAAGCTCAAGCAATAAATCATCTTCAAAGTCGTAGTCGATTTTACAATATAACTTAACTTCTTCAAGAAAACCATTCTTTTTAGCTTCCATGCTTCTAACCTCCAATCAAGGCCAGTAGTTGCTCTTTGGTTTGAGTTGCTGAGTAAGAAATTCCTTTGCTATCTAGGTAAGCCATGATGTCTGCTTTGGTGCTACTTGCGGTTGGTACTGCTAAAGTTACAGCCGACCGTGAGACACCCCCACTGACTGGGGGAGTATTAGGGCATAGTTACAAAGAAACCAGCTTTAGCATCTGCTTTCTTAACATCAAAGCGCACAACTGCTTGCAAGTATTGACCGTAGATTTCATTGTCAGTCCAACGAAGACCTAATTCTTGACGGTCAGCAAATAGTACAGCACGTTGTACATCACCGATAAAGGCTTTAGCTTCACCAGCTTCGCCAAGAACTGTGTCAGCAACTACAAATACTGGATGACCAAGGAAGGCTTTACCTGATGCAGAAACGATAGAATCTTGAAGCAAGTAGCGACCGTTCTTATCTTTCAAAGTGTCAAGTTTTTGATAGAAACTTTGTGAAACTACGAATGATACGTTGTAAGCTGGGTCAAGGTCAACATTCAAGATAGCTTTGATTGCATCCAAGTCAGTTGCATTTTTAGCTTCAAATGATTTCAAAACAGTACCGATTGCATCGTTTGTAGTGTTAACTTTGATTTGGTTAGCTGCTTCAGCTACGATTGCAAGAAGGTCAACATCTGCATCGTCAATAGCTTCTTGTGAAAGTGGAATAGCGCCACGGTAAGTCTTAACTTTCCAAGGTACATCTGTGAATTCTGGTTTAGCAAGTTTTGGGTTCTTTTCCAATTCTTCTACACTTGCCATCTTAGATGTAGCGTGTTTAAGAATTGGATATGAACCTTCACCTTTAGCTGCTTTGTGAATAGTAGCGAATTGTTTAAGGTCAAGAACTGTTTTAACTTCACGAATTGGAGTAGTAACGATTTCTTTGCTAGTTACTTTTTCAGTTTCAGCCTTCTTCAATCCATCTTGTGTTGGATTTACTGCTTCATTCATAGGGATAAAAAGGTCTTTTCCTTCAAATTTCAAGTTTGAATCAGCAACAGCACCTTTAGTACGTACCCATTCGTTTACAGAATCACGGTAAGTTTTACCGTCTGCTTTTACTTCATGTTTTTCAATAGTCGCTTCCATTCCAGCTCCTTCTTCTGCGATTTCATAAGTCTTCAAGTTATTTTCTACTTCTTCTTTTTGTGATTTCAAGTTGTCGATTTCAGCACGGATTTCACGAGCCTTTTCGAGATCTTCAGTATTCAAAACAGATTTTAATTCTTCTGTTTTAGCAACGATTTCAGCACCGATATTTACAATCTGTGCTTGAAGTTCTTTCATTTTTTCTTTAAACATATTTTGTTTATTCTCCTTTTCGGTATTAAAAAAAGAGCTTATAGCCCTTTAAGTAATTCTTCTTTTTCGATTTCTCGTAGCATGTTTTGGATTTCTGACTTACGCCTGCTACGGTTAGCGTAGAAGTCATCAATTACTGCTTGTGGTAACAATCCGTTCTCTAGGCTCGCTACTGCACCAATATCATCAAAGGTCATCACTTCATCTGCAAAGCCTTTTTCAACTGCTTCACTAGCTGACATGAAGGTTTCATTCTTCATCATATCCAGAATTTCTTCTTCACTCAATCCAGTCTTAGCAACATACGCATTCACGATAGCTTGGTCACTGGATTTAAGTGCATTAGAAGCTTTATCTAAATCATCACTATTGCCAGATACATAACCATACAATGCTTTGTGAATCATTATCTGAGCTGTTGGACTGATAAGCACCTTGTCAGCTCCCATGATTGCAACACTAGCAGCACTTGCTGCCATTCCTGTTACTTCCACAGTCACATTCCCTGGATAGCTTTTTAAAGCTGTGTAGATTTCACTTCCAACCGTTACAAGACCACCATTGGAATTGACTTCCAAAACGATATCGCTATTGTCTTCTGGAAAAGCATTCGTGATAGCTTTAGCACTGACCGCTTCCAAGCCATAGTAGTCGTAAACTTCTTGGCTATTATTCGGAATCAGTGGACCTTTCATCTTGATTCTCTTTGGCATCCTTTGTCTCACCTCCTTTCATTGATTGATATTCTTCTTTCTTATCCAAGAAGACATAGTTTAAACTTGACTGGTAACGATCCATGTTTGGATCAGTAGAACGTTCCTTACCAAGTTCAATCAACGCTTGGTTAGGTGTTAAAATTTGATTGTTTACAAGTTTTACAATCTCGTCTACATTTCTACCAGTCACGCTACGAGTATCAAAGTCAACACGATACTTCCTGCGCTCTTCATCACTAAACACTTTCAAAGCAAGTTCACTTGTGATTGCATCGAAATAGAACGGAAGGTCGTTGGTTACATAGTCTTCAGTCAACTGTGCGACAGATTGGTTAGGGCTATTGACTCCCAATTTAAAACTTGGAACTCGTAAAGCTTTAGCAATCTGAGCAGTTGAGAAGTTATTAGATGTAATCAACTGTAAGACATTCGTATCAATTTCAAGCGGTGTATATTCCTGTGTATCATCAAATACCAAAGGACTGCCACCAGTTGAACCTTCACGCATTTTCTCAAAGTCCATACGGGCTTTCTTACGTGCTTCACCATTCAATTGAGCACCTTTAAGCTTGATAATTCCACTTGAGAAACCATCTCTAAAGAATTTAATTAAGGTATTCAATCCACCATCTTGCAAGCTGATTTCATTTCCAAGGGAAAGCAATGGAGACCTACCAAGAATGGTATCGTGGCTAAAGAATTTCCAATGGATAACATCTTCTGCTTTACATACAATTTTCTTACCATTCAGACGGTCACGAAAAGTGTAAATCAATTCATGGTCATTGGTTTCTTCAACAGTTGTTTCAGACGGTCTAAAGAATTGAAATTCTAATGGTTTGCCACTAATCGGATCACGTAGAATACGAGAGAATGAATTACCAGTTAAGATAGTATTGACGGTCATTGCAAACTTCCATTGTCTTGCTGATATGTTGCTTGTGGCTTTGACATTCAGTAGATAATTCATATCTTCATCTTGTTCGATGTTACCCATTAAATCCTTTTTTAATAACGGAAAACGAGCCACATCACCCGCTATAATAGACACTGCAGTTAAGACATCGCTATTTTTTAAAGCAGATATACCAGTATATTCAGGACTTAAATTACCAGAGATTACCGAAGAGACATAATCGTCATAAGATAGTTTTGACGAACCTAAAGATTGAAAAAAAGTCATTTATTTTCTCACCTCCTTTCTAATTCACCCCCTTGTTTTACTGATATACAAGGCTAACAAAATTAAAATCACTCCACTACATAAAAATCCTGCTACTTGATTTAATAAGAAAAAGCCATAGATTAAAAATCCAAGGCCTATCAATAACAGAATTGTGTGGATATGTTCCAGTATTTTCAAAATAGCGAACCTCCTTCCAGGATTTTCTCATTAGTCCAATAACCACTTCCATCGAATGGCTCTAAGTAACAAGCAGCGTAAGCATCTAATAGAGCATCCAGAGGGTCGATTTTATTACTGTTTTTGTTTTTATCAATCCTCATACCGTTATTATCAACTCTAGTGTATGCATTATTAACGGCCATTGTTAGCAGTTGATTGCCACTATGCTTGATTTTTCCTTGTCGGACATCATCACGGAACTGTTTCGTGGGCATGTTCAAGACCATGGTGGTTTGTGGTATCTGGACTAGTGGCCATTCTGGATGGCGTTTTTCAATCATAGTCAATAGCGAACCAAACTGATAAGGGTCAAAGAAAATACCTTGCAATTCCCATTCATTTTGGTAAACCATTTCCTCAATTTTTTCAAGCACGCGCTCATCATCGATAACACCACTTTCAAGTGTGGTTATCTCACACTCACCAGCTCTTTCTAGGTTGGTATAAGAAACACCATCTCTTTTTTCTTTTGCAATCAAGCCATATTTAGTGGCCACAAAAGAAAAACTATCTGCATACCAATAATCATCCATCATGACCATTGGAGAGATAGAGAATAGGTCGCTAGATCTACCAACATCGACTCCCAACCAAACTCTACGCTTTCTTGTGTCAGGTGGGTCTATCTTTGCTTTCGCCCAGCTTTCTTTATCCATGTAAGATTCTTCTGATGATTGTCTCCACATGTTGTAGTTTTTAACCAGGATTTCATTTATTGTTCCTGTCTCAAGCGCTACCTTCCTACGTTTTCGTAGGTAGTCTATCATCTTTTTACGTAGTGCTTTGACTTCAAGAATGGGATTTGATTTTATCCAGTTCTTTTCATCTGCAATCTCTTCTTCATTATCCTGTTCAGCAATAAACGCAAAGTATTCATCATTCTCGACTTCTTCATCCAAAAGTTTCTCAATATACGCATACTCGATTGTGTGCATTGGTACGTTTAAATCAAATCCAGCTGTTGAGATAATCAAAATCAATGGATTGTCTAGCTGACCCTGACCAGATTCGAGAAGTTCAATCATTTCATTAGTTTTAGATGCTGCAAATTCATCCAAGATACCAACATACGGTTCAAAACCATCGACTGCTCCAGTTTCACGACTCAATGCACGTACATAGCTTTCATCATTCAAGTTACGAAGTTCATCTCTGACTATCTTTGTAGCCTTCCTGATATCCGCATTCTGGTTTCTTAAAGCATCTAACTGCTTACGGATCATATCGTAAGCAATACGTGCTTGTGAACGGTCATTTGCTGTACAGAATAACTGTCGACTCATTGCAGGGTTACGACCAAATAAAAACTCATACAAGGCAATACCTGCAACCAAGATTGTCTTACCGTTCTTTCTGGCCAAGCTGATTAAAGCTTTTTTAAATCGTCTGATAGATGTATCAGACTTCTTTCTCCAGCCATACAGATTACTCAAAATAAACTTTTGAAAATCTGCTAGTGGATATGGTTTCCCAGTTTTGACATCTGGGAGCATTTCAATAAAATCAATCGGATTTTTTGCTTTGTCAGGTAGATAAACATACGGAAAGTCTTCATCATCCATACGCTTTAAATCTCTTAAATGGCGCTTACAAGCTTTAATAACTTTCTTACTAGCTATGATTTCTCCATTTACGACTTTCGAAGCGTATTGATAAGCTATATCTTCCATTGTTTCACCTCCTAACTACCAAATTTATCGAAAATACTCTCTTTCTTTTCTTCGACTTGTGGCACGAATAACTTCATGCGACTATCAACCGTCAATCCTAATTGCGATGCTGCTTTTGTTAGATTAGTTGTCGCACGCTCTAAACTATATAGCATCTTATTAGGCAAAACTTTACCACTATCTGTTTCAACTACATATCCCTCTTTCTGCAATCCACGAGATATTTCTTTATAGACTGCATACCAAGTGCAGTAGGTTTCTAATACTGCTCTATCTAAATTTCTGAGGGGTAGCTTTCGCAAATCTTCAATCACTCGCTTGTATTCAGCTTTAGCGATTGGATCAAAATGTTTTGGTGGTGTTAATTGCAATGCGTCCAAACCATCTGAAGCCTTTTCTTGTATGGTTTTCCTTGCAATCTTTTCTTCTTTTGTCAAATGACTTTTAGTAGTTTCCACTATCTTCATTTTTCGACCCATATTTTCCTCCTTTCTGCCGACCTCGAATTTTCAAAAAAGGAATTTTTCGCACAGAAGAGGGCGGCGTTCTTATATCCGAACGATACCTACCCCCGTTCTAAATCAAAGGGGGTATTTCCGTACAATTAACAGTGTATTTCCGACCGATTCGCCCTTCTGTATTCTATTTTTGTTCGCTTTTTGATAACGTTTTTAATTATTTACCGCACAATCAATAAGAATACTTCTCTTTGATTGCTTTCTTATCATTACATTTCTTACAACTTGCTTGAAGATTACTTCTATCTAATCGCTTCGACCAGTCTTGCTTCACACTGATGATATGGTCAGTCATGGTTGCTTCACCTCCACACATCGCACAAACATAATCAGCTTCAAGTAATACTTGTTTACTTGTTCTCTTCCAGATTGTTGAGTTGTAGAACTGTTTCACATCCTTATCATACTTCCATCGGTTGCGATTATAGTTTGTGTACTCCTCGTTGCGACTATCGTAGTCAACGGATGTTCGCCTTCCGTTTAGAATTGTGAGTCTCTTTGGTTTCATTATGCTCCTTCTTCAGAGGATAAAAAAAGCCAGCATTAAGCTGACTGATTTTCATAAGGACTTCTTAAAGTGCAAGGCGACTGCAAAGCCCTGCGGAGAACCAATAGTATACTGTCTTTTTAATTTTATTTTTTTGCAGTCTTAAAGGCGATGCTCGGAATCGAACCGAGATACAAAAAGTTTGGAGAGCTTACCATTTTAAAATTAAAGAGTTTTTTAGATAACCTTTCATCGCCATAAAGGGCGTGATGCCCTTTAGTAAAAAATATACAGGAGTCTTTCAGCCTCTTGCTGATACTAACATAATATCACTTAATTAGTGCCATTTGGGTTCATTAGTGCCATTTTTTGATAGCGCTTCTTCTTATTCTCTTGATAGTGCTTCGACTACATCTGAGTTCTATCTGCACCTCTTTCCACGATAAGCCATCAATATACAGCAGTCGCATAACCATATTCTCAATAGGATCTTCTAAGCTCTCAATCCAATCTATTATTCTTTTTCGTTCTTTATAAATTTTATTGATTTCCTCATAGAGTTCTCTTGTTCTATCGATTATTAGAATATTTATATCTTCAGTTCGATTATCAATCGATGGCGATTTAGGCATACCATTAAATGACTGACCTTTAACTATTCCTGAGTTAAGCTTGACAATTTCATTATGCAATGATCTAATTTTAATATCATCAAAAGGCAATTGCTTTAATCGTTTTTCAATGTCAGTCAATCTATCCCTCCCCGATTAATACATTCATAGGCAAATTGAAGTATGTCACTACATCTTCCACTTGATACAAGTTAGGTCTTGCCTTGCACGTTTCCCATTTAAAAATATCCGATTGACCGTATCCTAAGATGTCACCTAGTTTTTCTTGTGACAATTTACTATCTTTTCGTTTTTGCTTTAACATGAAAGCGAATCGTTTTTGTTGTTTATCATTTAATCTTTGCTCGTAGTTCATCAGGTAATTCCTCCCACTTCACAAATGAACCATCAATCCATAAACCTTTACGGTCTTTGATTTCTTGATAGGCTAGTTCGAAACATTCATCAAAGTCATATCCTAGATTTTTCAGATAACCAATGCAGCGTACTAGATTATGTCTGCACATTTCCTTACTGGCAAGATTCTGAGATAACTGAAATTCACTGATATTAGCATTCATCAAGTTGAAACAATCAAGTACATCTTTTTTACTGATATTCTCAGACTCTTTAAAAATCTGATTCACATCTTCCTTGATTAATAGTGCCAACCCTACAATAACGACTGCACAATCTCCGATACTATCCTTGGTTAACTGCTCATTTTTCTTGAGATAACCAGCGCATAGCTCACCAAATTCTTCACTGAGTTTTAAAGACTGTTTATCTAATCGTCCACCGTTTTCAAGGTCACGGTCAATAAACCATTGTTTTACGTTTTCTAGTGTGTTCATTTTAGCTCCTTTGCTATTGCAGCAATAACATTGACGGTCACGCTATTGCCTGCTTGTTTGTATAATTGACTGTTAGAATTGACCTCTTTCGCCTTATCAAAAGCCCAGTCTGGAAAGCCTTGTAATCTCCAACATTCTCGAGGTGTTAGTTTTCTGATTCGATAGCCATCTGATAAGTGATTGTTTTCGTGATAGCTATTACTTGTCAAGGCAGGAGCGATATTATGTTCTCCGCCTCGATTATAACCATGACCGCGCTGGATGATTTTAGGTTCAAGACCTCCGCCTTGATATGCTCTGATTGTTGGTGCGATGCCATCAGTTTCATAGACCACACCGCTCTGATTGAAATTAGGCTCTATTATTCCAAACTTTTTGATTTCATTCCCTACAACAACACCATGCCTATCTTGAGCAGTTAACGTAAACATAGGCTCTCCATCTGTTTTAAATCTGCGCCCATTTTGTCGTTTCTCCGCTCTATCTGGTGTTAGTACAGGTATAGCTATCTTTTGGCCTTCTCCCTTATTTGTTGTAAGTGTAGGAGCTAAACTATCAGCTTGATAGACTTCTCCATTCATACCATTCCCAGATGGGTTTACATTGCCAATTTTTACGACTGATTGGCTACTAATTGACTGACTTTCTCGTCCGACAGGAAAAACGTTTCTGGTACGTTGTCCTCTAAGATGTCCGATAATGAACACACGTTCCCGATTTTGTGGGACTCCAAAATTCTTGCTGTTAAGCACTTGCCATTCCACATCATACCCCAATCCGTCCAAGGTTCGGACGATGGTTTCAAATGTAGCCCCCCCGTCGTGATTGAGGAGTCCTCTGACGTTTTCAAGGAATAAATATTTAGGTCTGAGAATAGATGCGAACCTACAGATTTCAAAGAACAAAGTTCCTCGTGTATCTTCAAAACCTCGTCTGTGTCCCGCAATGCTGAAAGCCTGGCACGGAAATCCTCCACAGATAACGTCCACACTTCCGAATCCTCGAATAGACTCATCTGATACTGCTGTGATGTCATGTAACTCTATTTCTCCTTCAGTGTTATGTATCGCTTTATAACTTGCTCTAGCGTATTTGTCTATTTCACAAAAACCAACGCATTCGTGGCCTGCTGATTCCATTCCAAAACGAAAACCACCAATTCCCGCAAATAAATCTAAAAATTTCAAATCTCGACCTCATCTCCAATTTCTGTATTATTGTATTTCTGCTCACTCACCACGAACACGTTCCCATTTACCGTGACAGTGAAAAGCTTTCCGATTTTTCGTTTTTCTGTAACCTTTCCAGCAATCTGATACTTACTATCAGCATGATACACAAGCAAGGGTTTCTGTGCTTCACGTTGCATGAATAATAAGCAAGTAGATAATAGGCAATAACCAATTAAAAAGCGTTTCATTCTGGAACCTCCAAAAGCTCCTGATTTTCGTAGACATTGCCGATGATTTCTCTTGAATTAGCCACATTACATAATCGTTCAAAATTGTTGTATCTAATCAAGCTATTCACAAACATTCCTAAATCTTCTCTATATTCGATAAATCCGTTTAACAAACCATCTTTTGTACCTAAAATATCTTTCTCGTATATCTCCCGTAAATTTTTATCAAACATCCCTGTGAAACGTCCTACTGATTCTATACTTACAGGACACCAAGAACCTATAGTAATGTATTGTTCATTAGCTTCTACCACTTTGTTGATAATAAATGCTCTTCCTCTATCTTCAATCAAATGTCCGTATTGCCATTCTCCTTTGCTGTTTTCGTCAATGGATAACCCTCTAAATTTTGGTATCATCTTGCACCTCCCCATCATCATTTTCGAAATATTCTCTAAGAATCTCCAAAGCGTACTTTTGACCGTCTTCTATGAATTTTTTGTATTCTTCATCTGATATTATCATTCTTCCACCTCCACAACTTCAAACAATGGACTGTTAAATACTTCACCAAAGCCCGCATCTTCTAACTCTTTGCGGGTGTGACTTTTTCTAAAAAGCCCATCAATAAGTTTTGTCTTAAATAACCATGACTTTGACCCCAACCCATAGTATAAATAGTTGGTTCTTGAATCCACATCCTTCATCTTCACAAGATACCGCTTTTCTTTCTCGACCTCGTAGCCGAAAAGTATAGCTCTTATCAATCTTTTTCTGTTTTCTAAATCCCGAAATACCTCACTCAA